CCTATGCTGCCGCCTGTCGTAGCTGCACTACCTGATATTACCCATTCTGCACCAGAGAATCCTGCTATTAAATTATTCTGTGCACATAGCCATACTATAGGTCCACGACCTACGGCATTAAGATCAAATGCAAAAGCATCTGTAGCTAACGTCTGATCGCCTAAAGAAAAGTTTTCGATGTCGTTGGTGACTGTACCCCATATACGTTGAGGCTCGTAGGACGACGCTGCATATATAAACCTCTGTTGATAAGAGGTAACTGCTTGTGGGTATCCGCGATAATCAGACCACGCTCCTTCTGACCAATATATGGTGTTAGGTCCTGTTGGTGACCAGTTGCCAGGGTTTTGCGGAGGCGGTAATCCTCCCGTGATTGATAAGGTGCAGGTGTAGTTTGTTTGTTCATAACTTACTATTGTACCTGGACTATAATTTGTTGTTACACTCCAAGACACAGCTAATGGGGCATTATCGTAAAGCTCTTGAATTACATTAGCACAAGCATGATTGCTATCACTTACAGCCCAATGTGCCGTATCTACATTAGGTGTACTACCACCATTAACAGCAGCCGTACAATAATAGTTAACTCCTAAGTAGCTTGCTTGCATATTAGGAATATAATTAACGCCAGCACTAAAAGGATCAGGGGTACATATCTGTACTAACCCATATAAAAATCCATCTACAGCTTCTAATACAATACGTGGTGCTGTTGCACCTGCCGTTGCAGGAGCAATGGAAGTGTTTACGTGTATTCTAAATAAAGCTGATTGGCTAGCAGTGCCTGTAATATCTACGTTTCTATCTGAAGCACCAGATACGCTACGTACTGAAGTCCATGTAGCACCACCATCTATTGAACGCTCAATATCAAAGGAAGCGTTCCAAACGCCATAAGTATGACACTCCCAATTTCCGTAAATCTGTATTTGATTGGAATATCCACTTGCACCATATGGAAATGCGGATGATGCACTAGCAGCATCTATTTCAACAGAAGCAGAGCTACGTAGTGTAGCTAACTGCCAATAGGAGTTTAAATGCTGAGAAGTAAAGATTGTCTGTGATTGCCAATACGTAGGATCAAATGTCGCACCACTTACGTGAGACGTAATACAGTTGTATAGTACATTACTTACTTCTACGGAGTTACCTATTTCGTAATAATTATTAGCTACCCATGCAGGAGCTGTAGCTGCTAGTCCTACCTTACCAAAGTTAGATGTAGCCGAAATACTAATCTCTGTAGCGTTCTGATCTAACAAAGCAGGCGTTAAGAACTGTACTTGTGCAAACGTCCAACTGGTATCCGAGAGTCTTGTGAGCTTATAAACAGGATACTTAGGGTGCGTGAAATACATCACGTCGTTTATTTGACAGAAGTTAAGCTGCCAGATGTCTGTAGAGAATTTGTTTACCCCATAGCCTACTACGGCACTATATGGCGTACTAACTTCTACAGGAGTACCGCTAACTTGTACTTGTTGGCCATTGCTATAGAAACGTATGTACTGATTACCAAACTCTAATACATAGGTTGTCGTAGGGCTATAAATGAACTTAACAAGTCTTACGCCGTAGTTAGTCGTTGTATTACTTTTGTATTTCGTAGGAGCTATGTACTGAGTACCAGGTCTACGCGTTAATGGTCCCTGCTTATAAGGGATCATATTCGTTACTTGCCTGTTACCAGAACGGTACTTCTCTTGGTCTATACGTGCGTCTAGTCTAGGACTAAACTCACCACCAGCGAAGCTAACTTGGCTGTCGATTGTTTTAGCCATTGATGAAGTACCAGCGTGATGCTACGAAGCGTGAAGAATTGATTGGTTGGAAACGGTTTGGCATCTTTTCGCCAGCGTTCTTTGTGATCGCTTGTCCCAACACTTGTTTGTAAACTGCAAGCATAGCAGCTTCTGTTTGACCGCCATCTTGACGTAAAGCCGTAGCAATCATTGATGCTAGCTTATATGTAACGCAGTCTATAAATAAAGGATCCCATCTAGTTGTATCCTGATTGTTAGATACATACTTAATAGAAGTCTGTTCAGTATTCGTATAAATAAGCTGACCCATGATTTCATACTCATCTGCTCCTGAATTACCGTATCCGTATTCCTCGGAAGTATTAGCGTTTACTGAATCAAGTAATATGAAGTCACTAGGAAGAGCGAAAGCGTAAGGCCAACCAGAAGGATAGCTGGCTGAACTTGGGTAGCCTCCGAACGCGTTGTAGTCTGGGTAGTCCGCTTGTACAAGAGCACCCGTAGTGAGGTCATTAGTAAAATTGCCCGTGGATGTGTATGCGTACTCAGTGGTATAAATAGCGTTACCATACGATAGGTATACGTTTGCTCCGTAGGACGTATAAGGAGCCCACGGAATAGATGGAGGGGTAGGTGCGCTAGGCGGTAAAGGTAACTGAGGTACAGGTACTAATACGGCCGTCTTTGTTAAGCAATTCCAACGCGTTGCACGAGCTACCGTCTCAAATGCAAGCTGGAAGTTATTGTTACAAGCAATCGCCGAAGCATTGCTCAAGTCAGTAAGCGATACAATGGCCTGAGCTCCTATCTTGGATAAGGCTGAGTTCGCAATGTCTGTCGGTGATAAAGTTGTAAACATGGAAAGAGAAAAACCCCATAGCTACGTCGCCACAACGCAACTATGGGGCAGGTTTTAATTACGTCAAACCACTAACCCAATTAGTTATTGGCGATTGTATCGAAGCGGAAGGCGATTGTAGCACCTGCTGCTGGAGTGACCAGAGTAGATACTAAAGCCTGTAGCCAGCAATCTTCTGATACGTAGTAATTTGTCTGACCGTTCAGATTACCACCGTTTGAAGATACATTAGCGCTAGCTGATGCAATGCTTACAGCAGTTGAATAGCGTGAGCTATTTGCTTGCCAGTGTGTTGAATCTGAGTGAGGAGCAGTCGAACCACTTACGGCAGAGATACATGTATATGTTGCATAAGCTGGAGTAGCTGTTGCATCTAATACTACTGCACCTACTGCATACGAAGTGCCTGATACCCAAGTTGGAGCTTGGATTACGACGTTCGTATTTGGAAGGACCATTGGATTTACGATAGGTAAAGTTGTTACTAAACCTTGATCGTTATCGCCGATTGCTACGGTGAAAGTCGCACCAGGAGCTGTTGCACCTGTTGAGATATGACCGTTAGGGTCAAGAGATTGACCCGAGTTTAACAATGCAATGTTGATGATGTCGCCAGCAGCTTCATTACCTGTCATTGTGTAGACAGCTGTGATTTTGCTTAGACCTTCAAGCGTTGGATTGTTTTGTGTGCCAGGTTGAGGAGTTAACATTCCAAGACCTGATTGGCCTGGGAAGTTTACGCCTTGTTGCTGATTTGTTGCTACGTCTGTGTACCAGATAGCCATGTTAGTTATCTCCTATGTTAAGGGTTAAACGGATTCGTCGCAATTTACTTGGACTACACCCTTTTCTTCCATACGAGTCGCATCCATTAAGAGCGCAGTGCGAACTTGGATTGCATGACTTTGCATTGGTAGAATGTCGATGTGTGTGCGTACATCTTCGCCGATACCCATTAAGAGGAAATCTTTTTGGTAAGCAACGCAGGTACGGATTGTGGATGAACCAGATTGGAAAGGAACCAACTGGGTACGTACAAAATGGAAGCCCATGAAATCACGGATTGTACCATCACGTAGTGCGCGTACGTCATTATAAAGAACTGAGTTAACTTGATCTACGTTTGTGATTAAGTTGTTTAATTCTTTTGCTGAGTATACGAATACACGGCCATCTTCTTTGACGTCATTTGAGTCAAGGATGTATGAAGCCTGTGTTAACTTAGCAAGTTGTAGACCTGAGTTAGCAGATCCTGAACCGTAGGTTACGCCAACTGTTTGCGAGGATGGCAGCGTTGTAGCTGTTGTTCCTTGTGCACCAGTGTAGTTAGTACCTAAGAGAGCATTGATAGCAATGATGTCTTTTTGACGGTTAGCCGCAATAGCGTGTTGTTTAGCTGTTGGGCTTTGTGGGTCAGGAAGCTGACCAAGGAGGATATGATCAAAGTAGTCGATCCATGTCGTCTTGTCATAAGGACGAGGACGTACCCAACGGAAAAATGTTGGAATATCGGAAGGTTCGCTCTTTTGAGCACGAGCTGTAATCTGACGCATTGCATAAGATTGGTCACCAATCTGATCGTAGCGTTTTTGATTACCGTTTACATTGTCGGACATATACATCCCTGCAAGGCGGTGATCGGTTTGCTGCGCCATAATTTCGCGCCAGTTATCATCGAACG